CGACTTGTAGAACTCCTCGATGATGTGCAATCGACCGTCGCCATCTTCGCCCACAACCAGAAGTGCCGCCGGGTTGGTGTACCCTTCGTCTTGGCCCACGATGATTCGCCGCCACTCTTCGTTGCGTTGCCGAACATGCACAGACCGATCAAAGCGGTCATACACCAAGCCTTCGCCACCACGCCACTTGCCTTCAACGTATCGCTCAAACGCTACCCCTTCGAGGCTCATCAAGTCATCTAGATAGGCTTGCGGCAGAAAGAAGTTGTCAGGGCTTCTGGTCTGGATTGCCCGGCAGTTGTCAGCGGCTTGATGTCCCCCGGCAAGCCCGAAGCGGACAGCCAAGAAGTGCGACGGCGCACCGGGGTTGCAGGCTCCATACAACTGCATCGCAAGGTCATCAAGTTCAAGACGGATGCGACCACGCAGCATCGTCCAATCGCCCTCGACCAACTCAACGGCTTCGTCAACCGCACAGCCAGACAGGTTCAACGATCCCATCTTTTCGTAGTCATCGAGGCCGAAGTAGTAGATCGTGCCGCCACCAAGCAAACGAATCACTCGCTCGCTCTTGTTGTGTTCATATGTGCCACGCGGCAGGACGGGCGGCAAGTTGCCGTCTTGCTCAAGCAGCGTGCGAAGCGTCGTGGCTTTCAGGCTGACAAGGTGCTTCCGCGCCAAGCCCTCACGCGCGCCCGGTCTGCCAACCAAACGAGCCACCAACTTCATGCACAACGCCCGCGTCTTTCCTGCACCGAACGCACCTGAATACAGCACCTCACGCTCTTGCGCTCGGATGAAGTCAAGTTGTGCGGGCAGCAGGTCAAACCTCATCGGGCTTCTCTGGTGGCGTGGCTTCGGCAAACTCGATGGTCAGAGGCCGCAGCCCTTCGCCGCTGTGTTCTGTCTTCTCACGCATGCCAAGGTACTGCTTGCTGAGCCAGATCAGCATCTGCCGGTCGCCTTCCAAAGCAGACTGGAACATGCTCCGACGCATCGACGCATGAGCCTTGAGCCGTTCACGTTCGATCAGTTCGCGATAATCCTCACGGGCGTACAACGTCGAACGGGAGCAACCAAACCACGCGGCAATCTCCTCGTAGGTGCATTGCATGGCTGCAAGTTTCTTCATTTGCTCAAGGTCAAGATCCAACGGTGCTGGCATCGCCTACCTCCGCTGGTACTCGTTCGGCCTTCTTGCCGGTCAGGTTCTCCCACCGCTGCACCACGGCATCGCAGTAGCCTTCGTCCATCTCGACTCCTGAGAATTCTTTGCCTGCCTGCTCGCATGCAATCAATGTCGAACCACTTCCGGTGAACGGATCAACAATATGTCGGCAGTCTTGAAGCCACCTGTCAAAGACCCACTTGACAAGCGAAACAGGCTTCTGTGTCGGGTGTATCCGATTCACCTTCTCGCTTGCTTGTGTAAACATTCTTGAAACGCCTGAGAAGTTTGTCCAAGCAAGTTCAGCGTCCATCTGATCACTGCCACCATTGTTCTTATCCCAAACGAGCCAGCACGCGGATGGTTCAAGAGCGTTAGCAAAGTAATTTGCTCCCCACCACACCATCTTTGGGGCTGTCCACATGGCAACCGCGTCAACAGCGGTGTTCGTATTTTCGTCGCCAATGATGTGTCTGTATTTGTCTTTCAAGACTCCACTCGATCGAACAGCATCCATGCCGTATGGTGGATCGGTGAATACAGCGTCGATGAGTTTGGACTTTGCAAAAGCATGAGCGTCATTTGACAGACTGTCGCCACACAGAAGTCGATGGTCGCCAAGCAACCAGATATCACCCTGCTTAGTTGTTGGATCGGACGTTACTGGCGGCACTTCGTCCTCATGCACTTCGTCAGACGGCAACCGCAGCATCTCTGCAATCTCGTCGCCTTCAAAGCCGGTCGCAAGTTTGAGTTCATCCGGCAGAGCGTCCATCAGGTCACGCAGCGTCTCGTCTTCCCACTCAGCCAACTCAGCCGTCTTGTTGTCTGCGATGCCATACGCAACGGCCTCGGCTGTGTCAAGGTTTGTCTTGGCTGCTGCTATGTGCGTCCACCCCAGTTCCTTCGCCGCGTGCCAAGTGCCGTTGCCTGCGATTATGGTTGTGCCGTTGCTATGTAGCACGATGGGCTTGGTTTGACCGAAGCGGGCAAGGCTGGCTTTGATGGCTTCAATGTTTCGCTTGTCGTGCTTGCGGGCGTTGGACGGGTCAGGCGTCAGGCTGTCGATGCTGACGGCTAACGGCTTGAGCGATTCGTGTATATCTGTCATTGCTTCCTCTTTCTTGGTCTTACCATAGCCAAACCGAACAACAGCATCGGCCCGGCGAACGGCACAATCCTATCTGGTGGATCGGGCAGAAAGCCTGCCGAGAATATTGGCATGCTGACTTCTGGTTCAAATGGCGGCAAGATGCTGCCGGGTATTGCAGTCAGCACGCTGTATCCGTCAGAGAACCCCAAGCCCGCGTTGCCTTTGCTTGGTCTTGGCTTTGGTGCTTTCGGGTTGCTGGCAACGCCTGTCGGATAGATCAACGCATCATCCTTGTCGGCCTCGCTAACTTGCAGCGTGTTCACAACTTCGGTGACTTGCGTGAAGCGGTCGAAGGCTTCCTTGCCGATTAGGGTTGACAGCACAGCCACGGCAATCGCCATTCGTTGATTGACTTTGGCAGCCTGCTGCTGCTGCTTCTCGCACTGGCTCAGGGCTTGCCGTTCGTCCTTGGCTCGCTGCTCGCACTTCGGGCAGGTCATGCAAGCGTCACCGTTTGCCCGCTGACCAACTGCACTTGGATCTCGCCTTGCACGGCCATCGGGTTTGTGTTGGTGATTCGTCGGTTGCTGTCAACGCCATTGATGCGACCGCCGTTGAGCGTGGCACTGCCAATGGTCAGCGTGGCGTTGTCTTCTGAATCTTTGAGCAGCAGTTCACCACCGTTGAGCGTCAGCGTGGTGATCACAGAACCAGAAGATATAACCTGACCAGTGCGACCGTTGCCGCTGGCGTTCACGATTGTTGCACTTGAATTGAATGCGCCAGAAGTGTTCACCGTGTTCATGGGGGCGGCTGACGTTGCACGGCTTCCGCGTCCAATCCGCACATCTGACGGCCCTGCCGCACTTGCTGTTATATCATCTGTGCTGACGTTTGCACCAATGGTCACTTGGCTTGAACCGGGCGAGACAACCAGTTCGTTGATCGTTCCACGGTTGATGGTCAGCACGCCGGTGGTGGTGTGGATGTGCATCCGGTTGATTCGTCCCGCCGAGATAGTCATCTCACGCGGCATTGCGACGATGTGCAGATCCTCGACGAACGGTCGTATGCCGATGGCACAACGGCTCGAAGCCAGCACCATTGTTGTCGCACTGATTTGCAAACTGCCGCCGCCAAGCGTGCCACCGTACGAGTCTGCCACCCGGAACTCACGCAGGTTCACCGCCTTCTGGTTGCTGTTGCCAACGTCTTGGTTGTTGCCTGCGAAGTAGACGAAGCCACCCGCAGCCGGTACGCCGTTGCTCCAGTTGTTGCTGTCGGTGTACGAGTTGTCTGTGCCTTGCCACAACGTGACAGCCTTGCCGGTCGCTGCCGCTGCGCTGCTGTTCCTGTTGTCAAGTACGGGTAGAACCATCAGACAAGGATGAACGTGTCACCGTTCGCAGGGGCCTCAGTGAGAGCGTTGACCGTGAATTTGCCACGACCGCCGCTCAGTGCGTAGTCAGTCACCAACTTCTGTTGCCCGGCAAGGTTGCCTGTGACGAACAAGCAGATGCGGTCGTTGAAGTGATCCGCTGTGGCTTCGCTTGCGTTGGTCTCGAACGCCGTAGTGGTTGGCGTGAACGAGGTATCGTCAACCGAGAAGATTGGGCAAGAGTCCATCATGGCTTCAAGCCGGTCAGCCGCAGTGCTGTCACCGCTGATCTTGACTGCATCAACAGGCTGGTTGCTTGTGCCGTCGGTGTAGTCAGACAGGTTGGTTGCACTGGTGGTGCTGTCATCAATCCGCTTGACGTTCACAGCCACGACGTTGTTGCTGTTGTCAATCGCAGCGTCGAGGGCCGCAGCCGCAGAGGCGTCACCGTTGATCTGCTTGGTGTTGACCTCAAGCACGCCGCTCGATGATGTGACGTTCGAGTTGCCAACCTGCGTGACATCTACTTGCAACGTGTCATCGTCAAGTACCAATGACTCGTACGCTTGGGTTCGCATCGCAACGCCCGAAGCCAAGACCGGCACAAAAACGTTTGCATCAACAAGGCTGATGCTGAACTGCCCCATGTGGTTCGTATTGGCACTGGTGAGTTCGAGCGCCCAGATGCCATTGGCAATGTGCGTGAAGTCGTTGTTGCCGCCACTTGCCGTCAGCGTGAGCGTGCTGCTTGTTGTGTCCTTGATCAACCGAGCGGTGATATCGCCGGGCGTCAATGAGGTCACAGGCTCGCCGCTGGTCGGATCAAGCAGCGGGCCGATTGCCACAGTGGTTGCTTCGGCTTGCTCAATCAGCCCAAGGTTCTGGCTGGTCACTCTGCCGCCTGCACCTGTACGGGCTTGCACCGAGAACGTGCCAACGACAGCCCTGACTGATTGCGAGTCGACCGTGCCAGCCACCACCACCGAGAACGTCGAGCCAACCGAGTAGAACGAAGCGTCACTGCTTGTCGTGATCGTCACCCGGTGAAAGCCGGTCAGCGAGTTGACATCAACGGTGAGCGTTGCACCAGATGTCGAGTTCGACGTTGTGCCGTCCTTGTAGATCACGACCGATCCGCTAGTGATGGTTGCAGCAGCACCGGCTTGGTCTGAGGTTGAGAAGAAGGCGTTCACCGAATCGCCTTGTTGGATATCACCGAAGTTGCTCATGCTTGTACTAAGCCTCCATCAATCAGGCCGGATGAGATTCCGTATTGCACGCGGTATCCGGGAGCCGCTGACTTGTACGGGTGGTCGCTTGGCAGGTTGGCTTCCAAGCCGTATTTGTGAGCCAGATACCCTTCGATCTTCTGGCGTTCGTTTGTGTCAAGAGTCGCACCGCCGACCAGTACTTCTGCGATATCGCCGGTCAGAGGATTGCCACCGACTGCACTTGCACCAAGGTCAAGCACGTTGCTGTTGCTGATTGAACCGCTGTTTGTCGTTCCGGTTGTGGTCATATCAGAACCGTTGACAAACCCGTTGCACGAAGAAGAGACACGCGAAGCCGTCACAATGACGAACTCGGTGCGGCTCCAGTTGCCTGCGGACTGCTGCGGGATATTCGTAGTGCCACCAATGCGGGCTTGCAGAACACCTGCCGCCGTTGTCATCAAAGCAAACGTGGTGTTGCCTTTCTCAAAAAAGAACTGCGCACCGCCGTCATCAGTTGACTTGAACACCGAAGCCATCCAGATATCGCCCGTGCCAACGTCAAGGTCTGCAATGTCACCATCGCTCAGAATGTCGTTGCTGCCGTCGTACCTGATCACAGGCTTGCTGTTGAGTTCGTTCGTCTCGAAGGTTGGCTGCCTTGCAGATGTGCCTTGGCTTGCAGTGTTGCCGTTGCCGCTTGAGTCCGTCCACGATGACACACCATCGCCGTCGTTCAACGACAGCGAATCGGCCTTGTACCACGCGGTCAAGGTTCCGGCAGACAGATAATCGGGCGTCCAGTCAGGCATTTACTTCTTGAAGATGCGGTCGCTCAAGAGTCCGAGGAGCGGTCGCCCGATCCACGCGCCGACGGCGAAGGCGATGATGTACCCCGAAGCGATGGCGAGGAAGGAAATAACTTGATCCATGTCCGAATCTCCTTGAAGTTGAGGGCCGCCACTCCCGCTGTCACGCAGAGTCCGGCTATGAGTGTGAATACGAATATCTGCGACTCCAGCACCTTCGCCAGAATCGCCATAAGAACTGTGAGTGCGATGCCCAAGGCTACTGGAATCCAACCCCGGTTGCCTCTGGTAACGAACAGCAGACCGCCGCCCGTCAGTATTAGAAGCGTGCCGCTGAACTTCAACGGATCGAGAGCGTGCGCCACCTCCGTGCTTGGCGTCTCCGCTATTGCTTTGGCAAAAGGGAAAGACAGCCCACCCCCCTGAGTGGACTGACAACCAAGCATCAGGATGGGCAGCAAGTACCTCATGATCCGGTCTTGCCCTCCAACCGAGCAACGCGCTGCTCGACTTCGTGGGTTCGTGTCTCGATGAGTTGCACCGCTGCTTCGAGTCGATCCACGGCACGCCGCAGTTCGTCAATCGCAGCCTTGACGCGGCCCGCTCCAAAGACAACACCGAAGATGATGCTGGCGGGGGTTATGAGTTCGGGGAGGAATTCTGATTGCATGCTTGCCCTGCAAGAACGGATACCAGATCAGCCAGACGATCCAAGCGAACCATGACGGCCCAGTTGCGGTCGTTGTCTTGACGCATGAGTACCAACGGCACGCCGCCGTGGCTTTGATGTTCATCGGCTGCATCTGTCTCAGCCTGAAGCAAGAAGTCGAGCGAAGCAATTCTGGCACGCCGCTTGACCTCGAGGTGCAAGCCTTCAACGCCAGTCAGGTCAGATGACAACTTGCCATCGACTTGTGCCGTGCGTCTGACGCTCAGCCCGGTGGCCTCTTCCCACGCCTTGGCTGCTTCGAGTTCGCCACGCTTGCCCTTTTGTCTTGAGTTGGTCATGGCGTGCGTTGTATCTCAGACCAGTGCTTCTTGCTCATGGCTACCGGATCAGGCTTGGGCTGCCAGTTGTTCTCGCTCTTTCGGATGCACCCAAGGCAGAACGGGCCGCAGCCGTCTTTCGCGTTGCGTTCTTTGAGAAAGGCAGCGTCGGGCATAAGCCGACGGCAACCCAGACAGATACGAACTCCTCTTGACTCACTCATCGTCTTCCTCGTCATCATCGTCTGCGTCAAACTCGATCAAGGAGTCAAGGTCAGGCGGGTTCAGGTTGTCCCAATCATTCCACAGCGTCAACTTGGCTTGCTCGACCGCACCGAGAACTTCGTGCAGTGACATATCCCACTCGACACCCATGTATCGGCAGCACTTCAGAATGGTCATCTGCAACTTGACGCTCGGATCGGTAGCCACGGTTTATATCTCCTGAAGGCGGATAAGTTCCGCGTTCCAATTCTTTGCACAGAGCCGGTTCGGTCGATCCGTCTTCGTTTCCGCGATGAGGCACGCAGCACCCCAAGCAGAGGTATCCAAACGGCTGGCCCATTCCGGCGTGAGCGGACCGAGAGTACCCACGTTCGCATACCAGTATGGCAAAGGTACTTTGCGGGTTCGGTAGCACTGTGTGGGTGGAACGGGTCGGTGGGTGTGACCACGCACGAAGAGGCGATGAGAATGACCACCAGTGATGTTGTTGAACTGAAGGGCTTCCAGTTCGTCAGAAGTCTGCCCGGCATCGAAGCCATGAAAGAAGACCACCTGCCCAATCTGTACCTGCCCACGCTGGTTCTTTGCATACGGATATTGCGCCCACTTGGAGAACTCAGGCCACCGAGAGTCGCGGCCTATTTCGATCATGTCCCGCAACGCCTTGGGGATTCGGCGGGGGTCACGCTTGAAGATGTTGTCATCGTGGTTGCCGTTCATCCAGATCAGGCGGCAGCCCTTCGGCAAGGCTTCGCGGATCGACCGCAGAAAGTTGCTTGCATGCTCGAACTCGTCCGCGAGCGTGTGGTCATGCTCGCCTGCGTGGACGCTGGCTGCTGCTGCTTCGAGCAGGTCGCCGCAATGGACAAAGTGCGTGAGGGTTGGGCCGACGTCATCGAGCAACTCCATCAGCCTTGCGTGAGCCACTGGACTCGTGAAGGGCGAGTGGCTGCATGAGATGGCTGCGATGCGTGCCGTGTCCACATTTGTATATCGGCAGTCCCACTCTCGTTCTGTTATACGCGCACGCGCGCGCGGGCAAACTGTCCGAACCACTAAACAGACAAACCCGCAGAAGAGACAACTACGGGCTTGCTGGCTCACTTGATCGGGAGGCAAGGAGCAAGGGAACTGAATTGTCGCCTCACCGCAAAGTTGCGGGCCTTATTTGAGGCAAAAGCCTTGACAGCATCCTCGACTGTCATGGGGTGTATTTGGAGGGTATCGGTTGCCCGATTCTGCCAAGGCATATGTCGCCCGAAGGCTAGAACCTCACTCGCACTTGCGAACGAATGAGGCTGGCGAGTAGTCCATCCACACGCCGCTACAGAAAGGAAAACCGCCGCTGGTCGCCAGAACAACGACGGCAGGAGGGTGGTCATTTATTGTACAACTCTGAAACCCGGTTGCAAGCAATTTGCAAAAGTTCTAGGCGACCGTCAATGCCAAAGTGCTTCTTGTACGTCCGATACACAAAGGCTCCATCTTCACGACAAAAGCCCACATACCTGCACGTTTGAGTCAGTCCAAAGTAGTCGCAAGACGACCCAAAGAACTTGTAAGGCTTGAGCCACTTGAAGCCATGGAATCGGGATGGTGGCACTAGAGCCATTCCCTGCATGCGTTCAATCGGCCTGCGTGGGCAGTAGTGGTTGTACAGAGCGTCCATCTCAAGCAACTTGCGTCGAAGTGGTGACTTGGGCTTTCTCATAGTTCAAACAACGTTTCTCGGTAGACCGGGCGATACAAGTTGGCCTTGCGTCCATACCGGGTGACACCGACTTTGCCTGACTTTTCGATCAAGCCCTTCTTGACCAGATAGTTGAATGCTGCCGAGCATGATTGGTGCGACATCTCAAGATCAAGTTCAGCCCGGTCGCATGTGACCAATCTGGCCTCTTTGATGTATTCCAGTACTCTGCCGCGAACTGAATCTGATTTGAGTGCGAAGGCTTCGTTGCTGCACTCGTCATTGGCTTTGGGCTGCTTGCCTTTTCCTCTTCCTACGGTCATGGGTTCCCTCCAATCAGAACGGTAAGTCAAAGACCAACTTCGTCAGATGCTGGTCTGGTATTTCAATCTCAAGCACGTCGATCAGTTCAAGAATCTTGGTGCGGCTGGTGAACTCCTCGGCCTGATCCGTGCCGTGTTTGAGTTCCAGAAAGTATTGCTGGTGATCGCTGCTGTAGCCGTAGGCCACACGTCCACTCGGATGGTCAACGGTGTAATGGCTCATAGTCTGCCGAACTCCTGCTTGATTGCACCACGAAGATACGCCTTGGCATTCCTAGATGTCGCAATCCGTGAGTCCAATTCTTGCAACCAGACCTTTCCTTTTACGGGGCCGTGGATGCCCTCTACGAGCCTTGGAAGAATCATGGACGTGGTAGGCGTCAAACCGTTTGCAACGCCCCAGCGGGCAACCTCGACCTTGTATGGCTGTGATTCAGGATCGAGGCCAGCAGCCTGCAATCTTGACTCCGAATCGGTATTAGATTCAGTCAGTGATTGCGGAGGCTCTTTCTGTCTTTCTCTCTCTCTTTCTTTCTTTGGCATATGGGTCGGCAATGCATCCGCATATGCGCTAGCATTATCTCCTTTGCCCCACCGGGTTTGCGCTGCCTTGCGGCCCTTGGCAACACGGTCGGCTGCGGCGTCCATTTCAGCCCGCATCCGCTCGTTGAACAGGCCGTCGGTGGCCTCGTCCACTTGGAACTTGTCACGAATCGCCTTCCATGTGTCAACGCTCATGCCGTCCGCCAAACGGCTCAGGCGGTCAAAGTCGTTGGGCAGTTCGCCGGACTGTGCCTGCCAGCAAAGAAGCCGGATATAAGCACCCACCTCTTCGTTGGACAGATGAGCCGTACCAGCCATGAACGCGCCGGGATACCACTTGACGAATGCGAAGTTCATACCAAGTCCCCCTGAAGACTTTGGGCTGCATCGTCCAGTTCGATCATCTGATTTTGCAGACGAATGATGTGCTGGTCAAGCGTGTTCAGTTCCTGATCGGTCGGATGCTCCGCCATCAGGTTCTGGCTCAGTTCGTTGAGGCATTGGCTTGTGACAAGGATGCGCTTGGTCACTTCTCGAAGATGGTCCATGCGTGCTGGTGTCATGCTTCCACCTTTCCGAACTCGGCCTTGGCTGCTTCGATCACGGTGTCAATGATGGCCTCAAGTTGCTGCTCGATTTGCAGCAAGTCTTGGTCATGCCCGGTGGCTTTGAGTTCCACGGCAGTCTCTTTTATTTCTTTGCACTTGCCTGCAATCGCCAGCAGGTCAACGGCTTCAATGTGAATGGTGGTCATGGTTCAGTTCCCTTCCTTTTTGTTTCGGCGGATTTGAATCGTTCTCTGGAATTCTTCAGGCAGGCACTTCATCGGCACCATGAAGGTGATGCCATACGCCTTCATCATCACAGTGTCGTTCTTGGGGGGGATATCATCCCACCGCTTTGCTTCGCCGCAGAGTCGGCACAAGCAAGTGCTGTCGCTTATCTCTTGCCAATCGTGTAGGCACTCTCTTCGCCTAAGCACGACCTCGCCCGCTGGCGAGATTTGTTCATCTTCGTGGTGATCGTCTTTAGGATCACGGGTTTCTGTTGTCCAAAAGTTCATGTCAGTTCCTCTCAGTCCGTGCAGGTACACGGGATCGTGTCATCATCTAGCCGGTCGTCAAACAATCGGCCTTGCAAAGTTAGTTCAACGCCAATCTGGTGAAAGTTAGGACGGTCAAGCCTGAAGTTCATGCCTTGTTCTTTTTCCATCCTTGCCCACCACTCAAGATGCTCAGCGTTTGCATCGGCAATCTTTTTAAGTTTCGGTAGAGATTTTAAGAAGCAACCTGTGCAGTTGCCAAAGGTATTGTCACCACCGGGAAGATCAAGATCAAAGTCTTGGGCTTCCCAGAACTCAAGCACGTCTCGCTCTGAGTGTCCAGCCAAAGCAATTGGCATCACGGGATTCTCGCCCTTGTAATCACCTTTCATTCTTGCAACCCGTCTTGGCTCATCGGCACGAATACCAATAGCCACGTCGTACTCATCCCATTCAAGTTCTTGAAGCAGGTAGCGTCTTAGAGTACGAATTTTCAACTCTGACGTACACCATCTACCAATAACGGTCGGCAAATTTTTTCGGGCTTTGATCAATGCTTCAAACGGTTCACCCTTTCTTGAGGCACTGCAAAAGTCAACAACTCGGAATGTCCTTGGTGATTTCTGGTCAGGCTCGTACTCTGTCGGAGCCTCAAGCCAAGTGATCGGCACTCCCCAGTTCGTTTCTATGTCTCTGACAAACTCAAGTGTCTTCTCGTGTTCAAGCCCTGTATTTTGGAAAGTTGCAACAACACCATCAGGCAAAGAACCACCATGTGCTTGCAAGATATTCCATAGCATGAAGCCAGACGTGCGACCGCCTGAAAAGGCAATCGCAGTCTGGTCTTCCATGAAGTATGGGTTAGAACGGGATGTCAGAGTCATTGATTGCCTCTCTTGTTTGTTGTCCGAACGCAGCCTTTGGCTCTTCGTCCAACTCGACAACCTCAGTGACTTTGAGACTGAAGAACCGCTTGCCGTCCTTCTCTTTGACCCACGCTGCGATTTGCAACTTGCGTCCTTCGATTTCAAGAGGGCCGCTGTATGGCGGTCGCTTCCCACCTGCCTCGCCATTGTTGAACAAGGCACCATTTCCAACGTCGTTGTACTGCTTCATGCTGTTTCCTTCACTCTTTTGAGCCACGCTTTCAGTGTGACCACGGGTACTTCTTCCAACTTGCTGGCCTTGTATTTGGGCAAGGCGTCAAGCAACTTCTGCATCTGTTCATCGGTCGCCCGGTCTTCAATCTCAACCGCAAGGCCGACGGCTTCTTGCTCGTCGTGCTTGTACGTTGAATCGTCGCGGGTGTCCACTTCCAGACCGTCAACCCGTGGCAGCATCAGAATGTCACGCAGCCAGTACGAGAACGCTGTGGTCAGTGCGGCACTCACCGCCTTGTCAAGCGGGCGACCGTTGCCGGGGATTGCAGGGTATGTGACCTCTGCACAAAGGCAGTCTTCTTCGGCTTGCTGATCCGTCGCCAGAGCCACGCAGAAGTTGTTGATCACCATGCAACCCAAGTCGGTTTGCTGGATTGACCACGACCGGCGGTAGGCCACAAGCCCGGCATCATGCAACGCCTTGCGGCAAGCCTTCAGCATGTCTTCGGCACTGGTGTAGTTGTACCCGTGGTACTGGTTTTGCGAGCCTTTGCCCACGGCTTCCAATGATTGTTGTGCGGTCTTTAGAGCCGTCCACACGTTGGCCTTCCTCTCAGTTGTCATGGCTCACGCCTCCTTTGTGACAATGTTGAATTCGGATTTCGAGCCGCCTTGAAGTGCGGCCCACTCTTTGATGATTGCTGCTGCAATCTGTCGCCCGCCACGGTAGTTGATACCACGGCGTTCGGCTTCGTCAATCACGATGCGGATTGCCCGCTCGTCATTGATCTGAATGGTCAGAGGTAGATTGTTCATCTGGCTTCCTCTCTTGGTTTTCGTAGGCGGTCACAAAGTCTGCCGCCAGATCAGACGCGGTTCGGATGTTCGGCGCGCTGCCGATTCGGATGTCATCACCATTGAGCCTGTCACGAACGATCCATTCGTCAGCAGACTTCTCGATCACGATACGGTGAGGTGCATTCATCGGGTCAACTCCTTCAATGCTTTTTGCACCTTTGACCAATAGCGGTCAAGGTTCTCTTTCTTCTTGCCTGTTGCACGCAAGGCAGCAGGACCGCCGTTGTGCATGCGGGCCATCGCTTCGGCTTTGGTCATGCCTTCCGGGATGCGGTGCGGCTTGGCATACCGAGCCATGTACGCCCTGAAGCAAAGCACGCTGGTGTCAAGATTGAATAGATCTTGCGGATAAGTTCCGCCGATGCCTGAATCCAAAAAATAGTTTCGATGTACCTGCATGGGTCCGGCTGCATCTCCGCCATCGCCGTAGAACGGGACGCCACCGGGATGGCAGTTGCTTTCGACCTTCCAGATGGCACGCTCAAGCGGTGTCATGTCGATGCTCAGGGCTACGGTTGCAATCAGTGTGGTGATCATGTCAGTTCCTTTCAGTTCGGCAGAGTCGCCGGATGCCCACCCCGAAGGGTGGGCGACCGGGGGCTGTGCGTTAGCCGTTGATTTCGCATTCGAGTGCGACCCATTTGCGGATTGCACGCTGTGACTTCTTGAACGCTCGCACTGCCATGACTTCGCATTTTTCAGCCCTCTCGGCGTACACCCCGGCGAAGAAGTTGTTCATGGCGATCCGCTCGCGGCCTCTCCAGATGGCGGCTTGGTTTCTTGCACGCTCACACTTTTTGATCTCCATTCGTTCCTCATGCTTGAGTTCTTGGATCTGTTGGCGGATGGGTTTCATGTCAGTTCCTTTCTGAGCGTCATTGCCCGATGCGTTTAGCATAATGAATAATCGGCACGATGCGAGCCGGTGATTAGACATTATCCAACATTTTTCTGACTTTTTTCCGATGATGCCTGTATGGCGAAGTTCATGGGATTTGAGAATGTGGAGACGTACACGGCCTACGACCGGCTGACACGGGATGCCCGCGTGTTCGCCGCTGAGTGCGTCCTGAGGGCCAAGCAGCAGAACAACGGGCAAGCAGTCGCCGGGATGCAAGAAGCCCTCTCAGACGCCCTGTGGCAGGTTTGCAGCCACGGATCCGGACGGGAACCTGAAGGCGTGGTACTCCTAGCGATGGCCTTGCTGGAGCATTCAGTGCAGCAGATGGCTCACGGCGAGTTGCTGGTGGCGTTGCATTGGCACTTTGTTGGGCAGAAGCCCGGTGATCAGTTGGAACTGTTCAGCCAAGACTGATCGTGCTGCCCACGGCAAACGAGGCGTCACCGCCAAGCATGCTGATGGGGTTGGTCACGGTCGCGTTGTTCAAAGCCCCGTCAAGCAGCAAGCGTCCACCGCTGTGGTTGTTGGCGGTCGTGATTGTGAAGCCTGCGGTTTCGTTGTCACGGCTAGTGAACACACCGTCAAAGATGTTCAGCGTGGTGACCGTGCCGCTGCTGCGGTAGTCGCATGATCCATCGGTGTCAATCTCAATCGTTGGGTACGCAGAGGTTCCAGAGGTTTGCAGCGTTCCGCCAATGACCGAGGCCGTGCCGCTGATAGTTGACGCGCAAGCAATCGTGCCTTCGGTCACTGAGATATTGGCAAGCCCCGTGATGCTGCTGGCAAGATCAATCGTGCCGACGTTCGAGCCGTTCATCTGCACCGTGGTCACTGCGGCAGACGATCCGACCGTCACCGTGCCACTGAGTCGGCTGGCAAGCAACGTGGTGATCGCGGTTGATGCGTTGCCCTTGAGGTTCAAGAACAGAGGCGAAGCAGACCCGCCAGTGATGCGGAAGTTGGTCCAAGTACCGGTGATATAGGCAGCCGTGCCACCTGAAGCAAACTCGCAGAGCGGCCCGTCAAGGTCAAGGTATGTCGTGCTGCTGCCAATCGTCCCGGTGAAGCCGCTGCCCACTCTGAACGTGATGCCGGTTAGACCAGTTGCCGCACCGCCGATGGTGTCGCTTGTTGAATTGATGATCAAGGTGTCATCATTAGATGGAGCCGTGCCACCCCAGTTGGCTGCTGTTGTGAATGTCTTGGTTGTGGCTGACTCGCCGCCTGTCCAGATCAATGTGTTTGGCATCAGTCAGAATCCTTTGCTGGCATCAATTCGTTGAGCCGTTCTTGCCTTTGCTTGCAGCCACAGCCCTTCGGCTTCAATCGCCGCAGCGGTGTCTTGTTGATATATCGGGCAACCGTGTCACCCAGTCCACCAATGGAATCACGGCCCGCGTCTTTGCAGGCTGCACATTCTTCTTCGGTCGGGCGCTCATGCCGGTTGAGTCCGCACATTCTCTCACCTTGCTGAATCAACAAATATTCGCAGTTCATATTCCGCTTACCTCTGGAGGAGGCATAATCTCCTCGTTTCCTCCGGCGAAAGAAATGCCACGATAGTTTGACTCTCCCGGCATCCCGTCCGTCAAAAAGTGATACGCCCCCGTCAATGGGTTCGTCATGCTCTGCAAACCCAAAGATCCATTAGTTGCATCGAGAGTTATTGCAGGAACGTCAATAGTCCCAAACGCCAACCCTTTTTCTACCAAGTTGCGGATCGTGATATTGTTTACGTTAGTCACTCCATTGCCGCGACGAACGGCAGGACGTAACAAACCAATCATCGAACACTCGATTGAGAAGGAGTGAATATTTTCAAGTGCTGAACCGGACTTGTAAGAGCAAGCGGAAGATGTGACGTTTGGAGACGGAGTCGCACCTAGAGGAACACCAAATCCGCACGTTGTGCCAAAAACAAAAGGGATGTCTTCATCGTTGCCGATTGGGGCAAGGTTTGGCCCCGTGGTCACATCGGTCATTACCGCCCCGCAACGAAGTTCGTGAGGGAAGAAGGTTGCCGTGTTTGAAGCACTAAAGTTTTCATCGGTCAAAACAGGTGCTAAGCCAGTCGCTCCGTCTCCCGTTGATATCTGCTCAACACCGAACCCGCCTCCGATCTGGTCATCGCTGTTGCCAAAACTGTAGAAGCGTATCGGGATCGAGGGAGCCGAAACAATATAGTCGGGACGGGACCCACCTTGCTGGTCTGGCCTTTCCTCGGAGCAGTCGGTACTTCGGTAGCCAAACAAAATATAACTTGAATCTTCTGGACTTTCGGAATCGAAACCGTCCACGTTTCTATACGAAAAGAAACCGTCATTACGAAGGATCAATTCGGTTGTTGGTTTGGTTTTGCCACCCGCTACAAATTTTGAATACGTCCGGGTGATCACCTCTTCCCTTTGCACCCTAGATCCTGACAAGCCTGTTCTGAATTTGTACGTAAAGGTGAGAGTGATTGTCGGTGGGAATTCTGACGTGAAATCAAAAATCAATTTTGGGTACGGACCGTTCCCGTAATACCTTGCTTGCTCCGGCCTTTTTATTTCACGTCTTGGGTTGTATCCAACAAAGAAATTTACTGGGTTTCCGTCTTGATCTTCACTGGTTCTTTCCTGAACGAGAGCCGGAGTTTGAAAGAATGTTCCGCCAAGAAAGAAGAAACCTCCTCCATTGACTTGTTCAATCTTGTCATCGTCGGAGTTAGAAGGAGCACGGCATCGAAACCGGTATCCGCCTACAAAGTCTCCAGAATATAGTTCCGCCGTGGTAAGAATAAGGGGATCCTGTTTGATCCTGAATCCTCTGTGCCTAAAACCGAAAATAGAATCCAAGTTGGTGTCGTTTATATTGTTGTTGTCTGGAGCAATCAATCCGATGGTATCTCTTGGAACAAAAACAAAATCGTCAAATATATTCACCGGTGCTTCGTTAGTTGATGCTCGGCCTCCCGGGTAAATTTCAAAGTCGCCAAGTGGAACCTCGCGGTCAGTGCCAAGATCCAAGAAGAAGGAGCAATCCTCTTCCGGTATCATGTAAGAACCCGAAGGAATCGGAGTCACCAATTCACATTCGATGAACCGAACAAACCGCTTTGGTTGATTGCAGCAACAGTATTTTTTGAGGGTCATTCTTCTTCCTGACAAGGACCATCTACGTTCACTGCCGAATAGAACATTGCGACCGTACGGTACTGATCGTCAGGATTAGGATTGCCCTCGTCATTTGTATCAACCGTGCAACGCAAAAGCGTCAGCATGACCAGCGGCCCGCGTGCATCATTGTGTTGGGTGTCAACGACAGGACCGGAACTGACCGCATTGGCGCGATGGATTGAAGGCATAACAGCGACGTTCTCAGGATACAGTTCTAGGTTTATGCCAAGCAGCGCGCTGTTACGTGACGTTGGCTGCCCGTACTCAGCACCATTTATGCCCGGAATGAACGTTGGATCAGATGGCGAGTTGCCGCTTACTCTTGCACCGTTGAACGTCGAAGCGGTCAAACCTGTTGGCGTTGCGTTGATGCCGACTTCTTCCCATGTGTAATAAAACAAACGATTTGGTCTGGTTGGCTCTTGGGTTGGGTTGCTGGGGTCTTCAATCAAGAAGTACCCCGTCAGCAACGCAGGGAAGGTGATCGGGTTTGGGTTTGGTACTTGACGCTGCGGCCCGACATCACCAAAGAACTGTTCGCTCTGGTAGATCGAGTTTGACATCCTCGACCACACTTCAGGCGTGAGGTTGCCAAGCCCTGTTGTGATCGGTGGTATCTGGCTCACAGTCGAATGCCTAAGTTGCGGAAGTCAAACAGTTGCGGGAACGGCTGCCGCCATCCAACACGGAAAGCCTTGCCCGGATAGTTCTCCCCGCCATCGTCGTCTAGTTCTGAACCAAGCCGAATGACGTATTGGCCTTGGCGGTTGGTATCCCGATCGGCAACTTGGATGCGGTGGTAGTACTCGTCATAAGCAATCACATGCTGAATCGCATACTTGGCCCCAAACTGCGTATTGCCAAGGAAGCGGCTATTGGCTCCGAGGTACAACAACTGCCCAACTCTCGCACCAAGGAACGTGTTTGAGTTGCGCTTTCCTGCATACCTGAGCAGATTGCCCAAGAACGTGACGGCTGACGTTGGGTTCGTTTCAATCTCAACGTCAATGACCAGCCTCGGTTCAGTGTCAAGCACGCTCTGTGGATCACCGCCAGCATCTATGGCGATGCCTCCAATATCCGCATCAAGTTCACTACCTTCATTTGGGTTGTTGAAGTCAGCCGGTGCTGTCTCTCCGCTGCCCGGCGGGCGACGGTAAGCGTCTTTGAACTTGGCTTGCACTGCAAGGTTCCAAGTCTGTTTGAACGATGGACTCGGCCCGATCTCAGGGCCAACCAGAGAGTCAGTACTGTAGTCCGCAGTCACACGCCAAACGAGCGTGTTGTCAGGATCACGCTTGCCTTGGATCTTGACGCAGACCAACGTTGGGTAGTCGGGATGAAACGACCCGATGCCAACGCCGGTTGCTTGGATCGCCTGCAAGTCGGTTGTTAGTTGGTCAGCAGCCTCATCAGCCTTGACAACGAATCGGCGTTGCGTCGTTGTGGTTGGCCCCGCTGCATCGAACAGCAAGCCGCCAGTGTCACCGAGTTCTGTTGATGTCACGGTCATGTCAATGCTCCAGAAGCACCCGCACGGGCTATCCTATCCAAAAGGTTCACGGCGTCTTGTAGAAGTTCAGTCTGCTTTGGTGCTTCTTTATCGGCCTTCTTCTCTGCAGCGTCACCTTTGGTCAAACCACTCAGAGCAAACTTGAACGCACCAATAGCAGTCTCGCCAGCAGTTGCCAATCGTGCCTTCTCGCGTTCGGCTTTCTCGGCCTCGGCTTGTTCTTTGGCTGCGGCCTCAGCAATTTTCTTGGCGTCATCGGCTTGCTTTTGAGCAAGGCTGACAGCCTGTTCTTTGCGTTTGCGCAAGTTCTCAATGGCTCGCTGTTGTTCCTTGGCTTCAAACTCTTGCTTGACTCTGTCAATCGCGGCTTGCCGTTCTCGCTCCAACCGGGCCACGTCGGCTTCAGACTCTTCGCCTTGTTTGGCAAGTTCAACCCGCTGGTCAAACAACTTGTTGACCCGCTCAACAGATTTCTCAAATGCGTTTTCAGCCTTGACCAGTTCCAAGAAGTTCTGCAATTCTTCTTTGCGTTTCTCGTCCGTCGCCTCAGCAATTTGCAGTTGCAGCCTTGCCAACTCCAGCCGCTCTTTCTGTGCTTCCTCAGAAGCCAAAGCAGCCTGTGCAAGTTGTTCTTGCTTCTGCACTCTGGCATCCTCAAGCCTTTCTTGCTCTTGCTGAATACGCAAAGCCTCTGCTGCTTCTTCTTTTGCCTTGGCTTGCTCAGCAGCAATCTTGGCTTCTTGCTCAGCACGTTCGGCGGCTTGAATTGTTAGATCACGAATCTGCTTGGCTTGTGCTTCGAGTTCAGCGGCTTGCCTTGAAGCCACACCGGCTCGGCCCTCGTTGACTGAAGTACCTTCTTCTTGGGCAAACTTCTTGGCCTCATCCCGCAACTCTTGGGCTTGCCTCATTTGTGCTTGGAATGCAGCCTCTGCTTTGAGTTTATTTGCCTCAAGCGTATTGCCTTGCAACTCAGCAATTGCCGCTTGATTTGCAAGTGATTGATCCATACCACTTACGGCAGCGGCGAACAACTGTTGCTCTCGTGCTACCGATTCCATTGCCTCTTGCAATTCTTTGGTTTCATCAACGGCAAGGCCAAGACCAATGGCAAGCGACCGCCCGAAGTTGGCAAAGTTGTTGAGGATCGGCACCTTCTCAAGGAACGCAGCAGTACCCTTGTCGAGCGCATCCAGCCCACCGTTTGATTCTTCGATTGCTTCACTTGCTGCCGTGAATCCGTCAGCAATACCGCCAATCAGTTGAGCCGCTGCGGCAAAGCCAGCAATGACGCCAAGCGACTCAGACAACTTAGACTGAAAGTCTTTGACCTTGCCGCCAGCCTCAAAGAATCCCTTCTTGGTTTTCTCTGTTGTCTGCTCAATGGCCTTGTCGGCTTGTCCAACTTTCTGCTTTGCTTTAGTCAAGCCATCTTCAAGCGGCTTGATATTGGCGTCAACTTTGACAGTCAGAGAGCCAGCAGGTATGTCAGCCACGGTATCACCTCAACTTGATGAACTCTTCAACTTGCCCAAGCAGTCCGTTCCACTCAGGCAATGTTAGTTCTATCGGCTCACCAACGCCGGGGAAGAAGTGGGCAAGCAACGCACGTTCGCGTGTCCAATCACGCTTGACCCAACTCAATCCCGGCGTCAGCCTTGATCGTCCGGCTTGATCTCCTCAAGATCCGGGTCGGTTGCTTCAGGCTGTTCGTTGCCTTCCGCAAATGGATTCCAAAGCCCACACACTTCTGCCGACGCTGAGGCGAGTTCACCAAGGTCGCTGATTGCATCAAGCACATCAGGTTGGTGCTTTCCTGCGGTCAGGGCTGCACCAATGAACAGACGCGCACCAAGTTCGGTGTACGCCTGCCGCTTGACTTCTGTGCCTTGATCCCACGCTTGCCGCATCTCAGACACTTTCGCCACGGTCTGCTCGTTGTTTAGGCCGACGGCTTGGCAATCGCTGATCATTTCTTTGCGGCGAACCTCAAAGATGCGTTGCCCTACCTCATGGATCTGGCGAACCGTCAGGCGTGGCACAGTGAACTCTTGCCCGTCAAGTGTGATCGTGACTTCTTTGATCATGTCATTCCTCTCAAGTGTGGCGGCAGCGAGACTGTTGTTTGTGTCCAGTCCCGCCGCCGCTTGGTTTCAATACTGACCAGACGGTTGATGTCGTTGGTCAAACGATAGAGCGAGATAGCACAACGCTGTGCTTCCTCAAGTGTTTCAGCCGAAGAGCCGCACTTCCTCGTGATGATCTTGCCGGTCTTCAGGCCTCTGAACTGCACGACCGATACCCAATCATCAGGCGACTTCCTTGCCATGCTTAGGATTCATCCCAAGTCAAGGTGATGTCACCAGTGAACTCACCGTCAACACTGATCGAAGCATCGCCACCTTGGGTGCTGGTGGGTGACACGTTGCCAATGACAGCCGTACCTGACCACTGGCTCAAAGTCTTCGTGGTCGATCCGGTTTGCAAGGTCACAGCCTCACCTGCCTTGTTGAACGCCAAGACATCGGTTGAGGTTGGCATTGGCTCAGTCGTGCCGCTGTTATCTTGCATAATGCCAGAAGCAGAGAATGTGCCGGACATCAGGCCGCCACGCTTCTGTGCAAAGGTGTCAGCAAAGGCGGTGACATCAGAGACAACCTGCGAGAAGGTTGCTGACCAAGTGTTGAAGAGAATGTTGTGGTTTGCAACGGTGCATTGACCGTCGGATCCGGTGATACGGTTTGCCATGTTTGGCTCCTTAGGTGACGGCCCCAGTGCGAAGCCTGAATTCAGTGATGACTCTTAGGTACTCGCCCTCCACTGAGCGGATACCGTCGTTGGTACATTCGATTTTGGCAGCACCGTGATTGTCAATCGCTGGCGTGCCGTTCTGCATTAGGTCAAACAGTTTGGTTTGGAGTACGCCCAAGGCTGTCATACCGTCTTGCTTTCTGTTGTAAATATCGACTTGGAACAGATAGTCCTTGATTGTGCTGCCGTTGAACGTCTGCTCAAACGGTGCGCTAATCAACTGGAAGATGCACAACGGCACGGCTTCCATGCTTGGTGCTTCTTGCTCGTAGATGCGTCCACCCACTGCGACATAGAACCCGTTCACGTTGAGTTGCTGGCTGATCAGTTGCGTGTAGAACGCTTTCACAACGTCTTGGCTCATGCCTTACCTCCGCCCCTCGCAAAATCTTTGAACGCTTTCACAGCGGCTTTCCGGGCGAGTTCGCCAGCCTTCTTGGCTCCCTCACTCAACGCACGCCGCATGTATGGTCGTGCGGGTTGATTGATGGTTCGCCCTTTTTTGTCGGTACCGACAAAGCCAAACTCAAGCCGAGCCGCGTATGGCACGATCCGGTTGTCAGGCCCAACGCGAGACAACGGCTTTGGCCCTGTGGCTTGTCGGTTGTCAACTTGGATACTTCGCTGCAAATCACCTCTAAAGTTGAATGGCGGTTCAGGAGCCGTCGAGCCACTAACCCATCGGCCATTTTTTCTTGCGGACCGCCCACGGTTGACTAATTGCTTTGCTACTTTTTGAATGTGAAACGCAGCGGTTTGGACAGCATCGGCAGCCATCGCTTCACCCAAACGCTTGCCCAAATTGACGTTGAATTCGTGGCTCATGCTACCGCCGTCGAGTCTTCAGAACAGTCCACCACAACGTGAGCCAATGATGCAGCACCCGAGAACATGCCGGGCTTGATCACGCCAACCACCTCTAGAAACCGAACGCTGCTGTCTGCCGGATCAGTGAACTTCAGCCGGTTGGTTGGTGCGATGGTCACGCCTGCATCGAAGTAGACGCGATGTGTGATCACCAGTTCATCACGACCGGCTTGCAGAGGTTCCGACGCACCGGCTGGCTGGATGAACCCGGTGACGGTTGAGCCGTCCGAGTACGTCAGCACCGGGAAGCCTGACGCATCGTTCGCGGTTCCGGCGGTCTGGATGGTGATTGACACGCCATGCTTCGTAATGAGTTCGGTGACGCTCATGACTTCCTATCAATGAACTGAGCAAGAAGTTCTCTGATCCGCTCCGATGATCGGATTGGATCAGATGCACGGGTGTACGAGTATGAGCCGATTGACTCCGACTGCATGGTTGGGTTCTCGGCTTTGTTGCTGTAGGCGTACTGCACCAACTCGATGCAGGCTTGTGCAAGGTCAGCAGGGACGTCAGTGAGTTCGTCAAAGCCTGCGTCGTACTCTACGAGGATGCCGCCAAAAGTGTGAGGCATTGGCAAACCTGCGTCGGTGTGCTTTCCGAAGAACAGCATGTCGGCGGAATCCACGAACTCAAGCGTGGCACGATCATCATGCACGCGGTACGGGATATCGTCGCGGTCAGGGAACTCAACCTGTGCAGTCGAGAGCATGACGTTCACGCCGCCTTGGCGGAACAGGTCAATGCTCAGGCAGTTGGTTGACAAGGTTGCATCAAAGCCAGATACAGCGTTGATGGCATCGACAAGGCCCGAAGCCGTGTCATTGTTGGCAGACGCGAAGACAAGGTTAGTCGATGTCTTCGTGCCGTCGGACTGGTGGCGGGTCAGAATCAAGCGGTCGCTGCGAACTTCTACAACGGCACGCAGGTCACTAGCGGTGTCGCTGCTGACACTGAACGCGATCTTGTTGCCGATGGCTACTCGGCTGATTCCAATGACGGGATAGTTGCGAAGCCTGAGCCGTCGCTGCCCGGACCCGTTGTATGACTCGCGGTAAGACTGCTTTCTGAAGTTGCGGTCGCAGTACCGCTCGATGCGGGTTGACTCTGCGTTGATCAGGCGTTCGATCAGGGCATCATCGCCGGATGTGCCAACCCCCATGTACGCCTTTGCATCAGCCAGAGATACGAGTGCGTTGTCAGCCAGAGCCATCAGCAGTCTCCTTTTCCCCCCTCAGCCCGGCAGCCACGAATGGACTGCCGGGCCTTTGAGAGGAAGGTCACGGGTGTGAGTGATCAGATGACCACAACGCGGCCTTGCCAGTCGGCGTCGGCTGCGGTGATTGGTCGCTGATCGTTGAGGGTAAACGCTGCAACATAGTTGCTGGACGAGGCAGGCCCGTCAAACGAGATGGTGATGTAGCGCTTGCGACCACGCAGGTCAACAACGTACACAGCACAACCATCGTCGGCAGCCACAGCGGTTGGAGAGGTGACGGTGCTGGACAGGTCAGTGCCGGAGATGTCGGCTTGACCGGAACCAGAAGCGTCGGACTCTTGCAACTTGAGGGCTGCCATCGCGCCGTCAGAACCACCGGAGGTGAAGAACTGGACAACGAGGTAGTCAGCGTTCAGGGTGTCAATCTCTTTGGTCGTTGCTGAAGCGTCGGACTCAGAGAAATGTTTGAAGGTGATGTCTTGAAGTGGATTCACTTTGGGTTCAACCTTTCAATTAGGAAGCAGCCGTCTTGAGGGCAACGATAGCACCGGCGGCGCTGCTGTCACCAACATCGTGGCAGTTGATGTCAAAGCGAGTCGTACCACGAACACCGATTTGATCGGACTCGAAGTAGCGATCTTCGCTCACGGCAATCTCGGTAGGCCGACGGTCGCCCATCGTGGTTCCGAGTTCGAGTGCGCCGAAGTAAGCACACAGTTGGGAGTTGGCTTCAGTCTTAGGCAAGACATCAGCAAGCACGACTTCGTAGCCGAACAAGGAAGGCACAGCCACGCCACCAGCGAGGGTGAGGTTGGTGTTGCCGCCAGCGTCAGCGAGAAGATCCAGAACCACGGTGTGGTAGAACTGGGTGGACATGTACCACTTTGGAGTGCCTTGCGAGAAGACGTACTCAGGGGCCAGACCAACAGTGCCGGTGAAGTCAGCAAGAGTCAACTCAGAGTATGCGTTGCCGGAGCCGGTCTTTTGACCAGCGGAGCCAACAGCGTTCTTGAGTCCGACGATGCCGCCGTTGCCAGAACCACCATCACCGTTGAAGCCTGCTTCGTCTTCTGCGTTGGCAAAAGCACGAGCCACTTCGCCAGCCAGGAAGTCGCCAAGATTCACAACTGAATCTTCTGCCAACTCGCGGCTGTATCGGGTGAGGGTGGAAGCCTTACGGGCAACCAAGGACACTTGATCGAACGAAGCATCGGTCTCGGTGATCGAGGAACCTTCACCAACGAACGAAGCGGTCAGACCGCCAGCGATTCGGTTGATCAGCAAGGTGTCTCGGCTCATGTTCAAGACGCGGGTGTTCGCACGGAACTTGCCGAACTTGGCACGCAAGTCGATGATTGCTTGCTCGAGTTCGTCAGGAACCAAGAAGCCACCGAGTGAGTTGTTGCCTTCGCCGTGGGCTTTGATGCCGTAGCGGTCAGACACCCACTGTTGAGCAGACTTGTTGCCCATCGAACCCAAGAAGAACTGACCGATACCGTGTGCGGTTTCAGCGTCCTTCAAGTGCTTCAGATTGCCAGTGGCACTTGGAGCGGTCACTACAGGCGTAGCAGCGGCAACACGACGGCGACCTTCTGCGGCTTGCTTCTTGACCAGATCAGCGACAAGAGCGACAGCGGACTTGGCAGCCTTGTCTTCTTCCTTGTCTTCATCCATTTTGGTTGAAGCCTTCTCGACTTCTTCCTCAACCTCAGCACGCACAGCGTCGGCCTCGTCCTCCATTTGCATGGCAGCCACGAGTTCGGCGATGGTCATGTCTGGCTTGAGGTCAACCATCATTTTCTTTCGGATATCTTCCGACATGGGTAAACCTTTCATTTCAGATTCAATAGAACTTCGCTCTGGCTGAGTCGCCGATGCCTGCTCTGCTTCTCCAACTGCCTGCCGACAGTTGACGCTCTCAGGGTTCTCGCACGATGCCTGCGAACAATTACATACATCGGCTACGTCGCCGGTGTCATTGAGTTGCTTGGTGACTTGTACGGCAATGGCGTCTTCGTTCATGGGCAAGGGCGCAACGCTGTACTCCAGCATGCGTGACTTGCTCACGATTCGCTTGATGTCATCACGACCGTATCGGTCAAAGTCTTTCTTGGTGGGCTGGCGTACTTGGGTGTACGCAAAGCCGATGCTGAACGCCTTCACAATCGGCGGATCGGAGGCGAACATGGCGAACACCTCATCAGGCAGCCACTTGCCTTCGTAGCCTTCAGGCCGTTCAGGAAACTGCGTGACCGCCATGATGCCACGATCAGTGTGCTTGATGCTGGTGCAGACGCCGCACGGTGCTGCGTAGTCGTGGTTATAGAACACCGTGCCAGTCTTTTTGAAGCGTGAGAAGTCGATGCCCTCAGGCACGACCACTTCGCCTTCTTCGTCCACGCGATCCGTGGTGATGTACGCAAGCACGCTGCGCTTGGGTTGGTCAATCTCGATGTTCTTGATCGACAGTTCACGCCAGACGGTTGGCACGTCAGACTTCAACCCGTATTCGGTTGGGTTCAGTTCATTCATCAGTCAGAATCTCCAAGCACGGGGATGATGTCGCACCGGCAGTTGGGGTGAAGTGGCGCACCTTGCACATCGCCATATCGGACGGAATAGGTGCCGCCTCCAGCCGAGATGGTGTCACCGTTCTTCCAGAAGGGTTCATTGAGGCCGAAGACCTTGGCTGTACCTTTCACGGCGGTCTGTTGGCAGAACGGGCAAGCACCTGCGGCGAGTTGCCACTGCTTGCCACGCACCACACCAGACTCCTCCCACCCAAGTCGCTCGCCTTCGACAAACGCACGGGCAGTCTCGGTGCGTGCCACCACGGTCGCCCGCTCAGGGCTGAAGGCGTAGTCTTGGCTGATCTGATCAGCAATCTCTTGAACGCTACGTCGCTCCTCAAGGCCGCGAGCGATGATGGTTCGCGCTCGACGCAGGGACGCCGCCGATGCTTCAGATGCAAATTGGTCAGAGTACGTCGCTGCAAACTCTGCGACTTTTGGGTTCTCTACGTCAAACGATCCAGCGACGCCGACCTCGTTTGTGCCGAAGGTACTACCCGATGCGGTTGCCTCAGCCATCGGACCAGCCACAGCCTCTTGATAGCGTATCTCAAACGCACCAAGAGAGGTCAGAAGGCTCAACAGGTCAGATGGTCCGAACTGCTTCTTGCCGCCCTTCTCGCCCAGCAGTGCGTTGATGATCTCGCGCTTCTGGTCTTCAAGCACTCGCACCAAGTTGGTCTGGATACGGCGTGCCGGGTTGGCTGGTTCGCCTGCACGGATGTCTTCGCTTGCTGGTTCTGGCTCGTAGTCTTCAACGTCTTCAATAGCCTTTCGGGCTTCCTTGGTGCGTTCCGGCCAGTCTTCCTTGCTTGGTCCGTCGAACGCCTTCTTCTGCATTTCCGGCTCCATGCCGGTGAGGAAGGCAACCGCACGCTTGGTGGCTGTGCCGCACTGACGGTACGCAATAGCAACCGCTTGGTCACGCTCATAGCCCTCAGCCATCAGCACCTCGATGCCGCGTGCCACGCAGTTGTCAAGGCTCTCACCTTCTCTCCGCGCCACCTTCTCTCCGCGTTCGTCTTCTGCGTCCATGCGGTCACGAATCGAGTTGGCCCATCGTTGCCCGGCATCGCCGCCCCAAAGCGCCCACGCAATGCGACCGGCAGACGGGTAGCCGTCCTCACCACGCTCGAAGCCTTCTGCTTCTTTGTCAACCTCGTGTCGTGTGAAGAAGTTGACCATACGGCGGATCGTCTCAGGCGAGACAGACACGCCGTTGCTGAGGTCACGCGCACGGGCCACGCCGACCTCAGTACCACCGCGTCCATGCTCGGCTCGCCAGTCAAGACCACGCTGTGCTTCTTCCTGAACGTCAGCAGGCGGTGTGAAGTCGATGTCTTCGTACTTCTTCTGCTGATCCTTGATGGCTGCTTCATAGTCACGATGCGACGAGCATGGCATGTAGATCACGCCGTCAAAGCCATACGCATCGCCGGGGTGTTCGTGGATGCCATCACAGCCAAGCACCTCGGCACGGCTCTCGGCTTCCTCTGGCGTGGTGTATACGTCAGGGAAGTTCTCAAGTGCAGCCTTCTCGCTGGTGTCTTGCGTATACGCATCGTGCGAAGAGCAAGGCATATAGATCAAACCATCGTGACCAAATGGTTCACCCGGAGCGGTGTGGATACCGTCACAGCCAAGTTCTTCTGCCCTACGTTCGGCCTCTTCTCTTGTTGTGAAGTAGTCTTTGTATTCGGAGAGTTCGGCCTTTGCTCCGCCTTGGCTCTTGCTAGACAGAGGGTGGCTTTCGGGTAGCAGGTCAGTGTCGTATGGCTTGCGCTTGAACTTGCCGGTTTTGAGTGCGTGCAAGAAGCCGTTGACGCGAGCGTATGCCCACTGCTCAGCACCAGCCACGGTGGGCCGCACTGACGATGGGTTCTGACGGTAAGCACCAATGCCACGCTCGAAGACAGCAACCAACGTGCGGGTTGTGGTTCGCTTGCTCTTGGCATCGCCCACTTCTTCGTTGTGTTCTTCGGCTTTCTCTTTCAGCGTCTCACGCACCTGCTCGCTGACTGCCTTGATGCCCTTAGTGACTTGTGGCTCGTCGGTTGGTGTCAATCGTGAGACTTGCACGGGTGCGTCACGGTCAGACGGTGTGAACGTGCCGTCCTCGTTGCGGATGTAAACCTGCACAAAGGCAATTGGATCTTCTGCTGTGGCTTCACCGTCGCCAACCGTACCCGGCTCAGTGCCGGATTCCTTGAAGCGTCGGATCTTGCCCAGATACTTTCCCTTTTCAGTCCTCCACTCCACCCAAGAGCCAACGCGGACTTCGCTGCGGGTTGCCTTCTGGTTCTCTTCTTCCTCTTCTTTGCCGTATGCCAAAGCACCCAAAGGCGGCAACGCTGGCTGCCCAAGAACGTCAAGCGGTATGCCGTTGACGCGCAGTTCGTCGCCATCGTCCGCAGGATCTAGACCAAGTTCGGCACGGGCTTCGTTGATCGTGCGGATACCCGAAGCAACCTGCGATTGCATGATGCCGGATATCAGTTGCTCGTCTTCTTGCACCGGGTTGTCGTAGGCCAAGAACAAACCGTCAGCCAGTCCACCGAAGAGCGGCAGCAGAGATTGGTTCAGGAACTCAGCGTCAGCCACCAGATACGGGTGGATCGTGTCACGCATGTACGACGCAAAGCCGACTTGTGCCGATGCAAGGTTCGGATCGTTGGCCTTGAGCAAGGTGACAGGCACGCCCGACACGGCAGCGATCACTTCAACTTTGCGGTTCTCGCCTTCGCTGAACGACAAGTCACGCGGGCTGAACTGCAACGGGCGTGCGTCTGACCCACCCTCGAAGATGTAAGGCCGACCACTGTTGCGGTTGCCTCGCAGGTTCTGATCGAGGTACGCAATCATGCGGTTCCACTGCGTCTCGTTCAGTGTCTCTTTCAGGAAGATGCCCCAGTCAGGACGGGCTTGGTTTTGGAACAGGTGCTTCTCGTACCCGTCCATTGACTGCAACAAGCCAGCGGCGTCAGATGCAGCGGCAACCCAGCCACGACCGTACAGCGGGTCGTTCGGGTCAGGCACGCGGTTGTGTAGCACTTCGTCAGGTGCAAAGAAGGCGTTGTCAGGCTGCTGCCCGTACTCGTAGCCCTCGATCAGTCGCTCGTCACGGGTTGGCTTGATCTTGACGTATTGCGACGGCATCACCCAGATTTCGACCGGGTAGCCCATCGGCCCCATGATCGGGTGCAGGTACTCGTTGCCAGTCACCTGCAAGAACGTCTTGCGAAGAATGTTGAAGTTGTACCCGTCGTAGAACGGTGACACCTTGTTCAGCAAGTCAAGGATCGGGTGGTCATAGATTTCAACAACGTCACCGCCGGTGTTCGATCCGAGCATGGCAGACTTCGCCGGACGCATGGAGCCGTCGCCCTTGAGATACCGCTGCACGCTCTTGCTGACCGACTTGGTTGGGAACTGCTTTGTGCCGCGTGCCTCAACAGACGCATACAGGCGCAAAGGCTGTGCGGCGATGCTGCGTGCGTTCATCATCACAGCGGCGTAGACATAGCCGGTCATCAGACGCAGAGCAGCAGCCTGCTCTTGCGTGGAGCGGGTCATGCCATATGTAGCCTCAGGCTTGATCGTGGAGCGGACGTAATCAAGGCGGTCTTGCTTTGCCTTGAACCCAAAAGCGGACTTCAACCCATCAAGCATTACAGCGATCTCCACATGCGGTCATCGTTGGCAAACCTATCTCCAGTTGCGGCCCTATCCGCCACACGCACTCGCGGCTCGACACGGCTGCCATCGAAATGAACCACGGCATATCGCAACGCATCCATTGCGTGATCCATCTCTTTCTTCGGTGCATCCTTGTATCCACTTGAGCCACCAAGCCACTCGTAGGATTCAAACTCACGGATGGTGTTCTCGCACTTCGGGTCAACCGTCAATCGTGGCTGACCGTCGCCAGCACGGGCAAGACGCTGCTGCACCTTCTGGATTCCCGGAAAGACCGTGTTGTCAGCCGATGCCACATCGAGGTTGGACTGGTGCATTGCCGCCTTCAGTTTGGCGGCTGACGGATCAAGCACGAATGACTCGATCTTGTACCGGCTTGCGATGTCCTTGGCGGTTGCGATCACATCCACTTCAAGCATCTGCGACTTGTAGAACTCCTCGATGATGTGCAATCGACCGTCGCCATCTTCGCCCACAACCAGAAGTGCCGCCGGGTTGGTGTACCCTTCGTCTTGGCCCA